CCTACAATCCGGGAACGGACCAGGCGATCGATCGACTGGACGTGCTGTTCGGCTATCTGGCCGTGCGGCCGGAATGGGGTGTGGTCATCGCGGACAGCGTGTAATCAACCCTGTGGGGAGGGGTGTCGTACCCCTCCTCCCTTTCCAAGAGGAACGAGTGATGAGCAATCTTTCGAATCTGCCGCCCGGAATGACTATGGAAATGATGCGAGCGGCTCTGGCCTTCCTGGCATCGCAGACGATCCCCGTCACTCGTCCCTCCGGGCTCCTTCAGCCGAATCAGATCCGGGGCGTCGATCCGAACCGGAAGTACACTTTCATCGAATATCCCAAGGCCCTGACCCCTCCTGACGTGGAAATCAAGTCCATGCAGGAAGAGCGCCAGCTGCGGGTCAAGTGGCAACAGCCGCTTCCGTACAACGTCAATGATCCTCAGGGCAAGGAATTCATCGACGAATACTACGCCACGCAGACCTATCCCAAGCTGGCTACGCCGCCCCAGATCATCGTCCATTCGTCCGACGAGGAGGCCGCAATTCGCGCCTCGTGGAATATGGACGGTCAGGAAGTTCAGCTCTTCCCGATGTGGATGTTCCACGCCTCGAAGCCCTCGGTCCTCGTCAACAATGCGAAACAGCTCGAGCAGCTCGGCGAGGGATGGTTCCGAACCCCGCAGGAGGCCATCGATTCGGCCAAGGGTCAAAAGCCGGTGGTACAGGCGTCGGAGGAGATCCGCCGCGCCGAGATTATCAAGCGGGCCGACGAACTCGGCGTGGCCTACGACCGGCGCCAGACCACCGACGCGATCGCCCGTGCGGTCGAGAAGGCCGAGACAAAGAAGGACAGGGCCGCCTGATCAGGGAAGAGGCGGGGTGTATTATATGCCCCGCCTCAATTACTATCAGCGGCTAATAATAAAGGGCACTCGAAATGACCACGGCGCGCGACCTGATCGAGATAGCCCTTTACGATGCCGGCATCTTCGGCATGGGGCAGTCCCCCAACGCGATAGACATTAATCGCGGTCTGACGCGCCTCAATGACATGATCAACCAGTGGAAGCGGAATCGCTGGCTGGTCTATCATCTGGTAGATACCGACAAGGTAATGACCGGGGCCACGAGCTACACGGTGGGTACCGGCGGATACTTCGATATCGATCGCCCGGACCGGCTCGAGGCCGCACGTATTATTCAGAACAATCCGCCTTCCCCGAACGACGTGGGGTGGCCCCTGCAGCTGATCCAGAGCCGAGAGAATTACAACAATATCCGGCTCCAGCATCTGGGGTCTTTTCCTTATTACATCTTCTATGATGCAGCCTTTCCCCTCGGATCGGTCTTCCCGTGGCCGCTTCCTTCGAGCCAGTACACCCTGCGTCTCACGACCAAGGCTGTCCTACAGACCTTCGCGGATCTGTCCACGGTCTACGAGATGCCCGAGGAATATAAGCGGGCTATCCGGTTCAATCTTCAGGTCGAAATGATGTCGGCTTACAAGCTGCCAGTGGATGATAACGTAGCAAAGATGGCTACGGGAGCTCTCAGTACGATCCGTAACGCGAATACCCAGATCCCGACACTGCTGATGCCGCAGGAATTGGTGCGGGACGGGCTGTACAACGTCTTCTCGGATAATACGGTGTAGGATGCCGCGCGTTCCTCTCCTTGGTGGGGCCTACCAGTCGCGTTCGATCATCGCGAGCGCGCAGAAGTGCATTAACCTGTACCCAGAGGTAAATGAAGACCCCCAGGCGCCTACTCCAGTCACTCATTTCCCGACGCCCGGCCTGACCCTTCAGGGAACCCCGCCGCTGGCTGGTCCCTCTCGGTGCCTGTATCGCACGTCGCATGGTGAACTATTTATCGTCGTCTACGATTCTGTTTATTTCGTGGATACAAATTTCGGGTATACTCTGGTCGGTACGATAGCAGTCGGATCGACCCAGGTCGTCATGTCCGATAACGGACTGGTGATCGTGCTGGTAGACGGAAGCACTACCGGTTATGCCATCGACATGGCTACCCACGCCTTTGCTGTAATAAACGATCCAAATTTCCTTGGAGGGACCTTCGTAGACTATATTGATACTTTTCTGATTTTTAATACTCCGGGGACCTTCGAATGGCAGACGTCTCTGGCACTGGTGACGTTCGATAATCTGACTGCGGGGGTGATCACACCTCCCAATCTGTATGCGGCCTTCGACCCGCTTGACGTAGCCACCAAGAATGGATCGCCAGACCCGATCGTCGGTCTGATCGTCATGCACCGCAATATCTGGATAATCGGGGAGCTGACGACTGAAGCGTGGTATAATAGTGGCGCGGCTGATTTCGCCTTTGCTCCGGCTCAGGGGGTGTTCATTGAGCACGGTTGCATAGCTCCCTATTCAATCGCCCGGCAGGACCTGTCCGTCTTCTGGTTGTCACAGGACCGCCAGGGTAAGTGCCTCGTGCTGCGGGGTGGAGCAGACTTCGTAGTGAAGGAATTGTCTTCCAAAGGTATCGAGGCCATCTTCAGCTCGTTCTCCGTCGTTCAGGATGCGATCGGCGGGTGTTTCCAGATATTTGGCCACGCTTATTATGTAATTACCTTCCCAACTGCCAATCGCACCTTTGCAGTAGAGCTGAAGACTGGTCAGTGGCACGAGCTGGCCTACACCGGTCCCGATCAGCTCGAGCGTCATCGTGCAAACGGATGGGCCTTCGCATATGACATGAACGTTGTATGCGACTATCAGAACGGAAAGATCTACGAGCTCGATCCGAACAACATGACGGACGACGGCAACCCGATCACCCGTCTGCGTACCATTCCACATTTGTTGAACGATGGTAAGCGTATACGCCTCGACAAGGTGATGGCCGACACCCAGGGCGGTACACTCGGGAGTGATAATCCGTCGCCCACGATCTTCCTACGGGTCAGTAATAACCGTGGCGGTAGCTACGGTAACGCCGTGGAGGGTAGGTTCGGTGATGCCGGTGAATACGGCGAATTTCCGACATGGAATAATCTAGGCATGGGACGTGACTTCGTTCTTGAACTGTCGTGGTCCGATCCAATCAATACTGCTCTGAATGGTATCTTTTACGAAGCAACTCCGGCGCTGACATGACGGGCGGTAATGCAAAAGTTCCGGTCGCGGTTCCTTCGAACCAGACCCCCATGACGGATCCCAAATCGGGTATCCTGACGCCGCCGTGGCGTGCGTTTTTTGACGATCTGACTTCGGCAGCCCCCGCAGTTCAGCCCGAAACAGTGAGCGGGTCTCCCTATTCGTATGTCGCTCGGCATCCCGGATCCCTGCTGGTACAAGGGGGATTCGTTACCTCGATCGAATTTGTTCGAGCTCGAGAAAGTGTTACGTTATTTAGCGGGTCGCCGGTAATTGGTAATGCGTCCTTCAAAGCCAACAAGAATGGCACGGACCAGACTGGCATCCTACCCTCTACCCCTACGGTTGTGACTTATACCAATGAAGTATGGGACTATGGTGGGTATTACGATGCCACAGCCAGTGCGTGGACTCCTCCCGCTGGTCTGGTAGAACTCAGCGCGTCGATGGCTGTTTCTAATAATGTCGTGGACCAGAATTCATACGTCAGTAGCATTCTCAAGAATGGCTCTGGCATCGGGCTGGAGAGGTATCGTTCATCCGGTACGGGTGTTCTATCCTGTCCCATATATTTGTTGGATGAAGCCAATGGCAGCGACGTGTACACGGTGAGTTTCATTGGGGGAGGTGCAGGTAACAAGACGCTGGACGGTTCAATAGTAGAAACCTGGTTCTCGGGGTCCATGGCGACGCCCGGTGGTTCTTCTACTCCGTTCATACCGATGTTCGAAAATGACGAAGTGATAATCACCTATACCGATGCCCCCGAAGTCTACTTTTTCCCGGTAGGAAACCCCGCATGACGCAGGAAGCTAAATTTAAGCCAGTCGGGATCGTTCAGGCAGACGAACCCGTTATGGCGATCATTCTGGATAATGGCGTAACTCTGAATGCGCGCCTTATCATCACTTCGGTGTGGGAGGCCGAAGGGATAAAAGATCAGTTCGGCAACCCGGCTATTCAGGCCACGTGGTCTGTCGTACTCAGCGTCGAACCGACGAAAAAGATCCTTCCGGTAAGAAAGGATATCAATTGATATCATTCCGTGCCGAGGCATGGTCAGAAGTAAAGTCCGAGGTGACGGCACACTGGCCGGAGCACTATAGTGAGGTATATTCGGACGACGACTATGCCCCGGATTTCGATCGATATGACGCCGTGGATGCCAGCGGCGGAATGCTGATCGTTACAGCGCGCCGCGACGGCGAGCTGATTGGATATGTCGTGGCCTTCGTCAACAACCACCTGCACCAGAAGGACACGATATGGGGGTTCATCGATTCCTATTGGTTGAAGCGAGAGGCTCGAGCCCCCCGTGTATTTCATAGGATGATCGCGGCAGTAGAGAGCGAGATGAAGGTAAGGGGCGTCAGTAAGGTGCATGCCACGGAGAGGAGTGATGGGAGGTCGTTCGCGTGGATGGGGTGGCGCGCGGCGGAGCGCAGCTACATAAAGGAACTCTGACCATGGGTATCGGAGCAGCCATCATCGGGTCTGGAATCCTCTCGGCGGGCGCCCAGCTGTTCGGAGCGAATGCCGCGAAGAATGCCCAGGTAAACGCGGCGGACAAGGCTACGGCCGCGCAGCTCGCCATGTTCGCAATTACTCGCAAGTCTCTTCAGCCGTTCATCAATACTGGCACCAAGGCCACGAACATGCTGAAGACCAATCTGGCGGGTCTGATCAAGCCGATAAGCATGACGCAGGAGGATCTGGAACAGACTCCGGGCTATCAGTTCGAGCTGGCACAGGGTCTGAAGGGTGTGCAGAATGCGGCTTCGGCACGCGGCCTGGGGGTCTCTGGTGCTGCCTTGAAGGGTGCGGCCGAGTTTACTACTGGTCTGGCGAGCAAGAATTACCAGCAGCAGTTCGCCAATGCTCTGGCTAACAAACAGATGGCTTATAATGTGTTGTCTGGGACAGCTGGGATCGGTGCTAATTCGGCAGCGGGCCTCGGGACGGCAGCCGGGACTACCGGTTCCAACATTGGATCCAACATCGTAGGCGCCGGTAACGCCCAGGCCGGTGCCGACATCGCCGGGGCGAATGCCTTTACGGGTCTGGGTAATTCACTCGTACAGGCCCTGCTTGCGCAGCAGAAGATGGGTACTGGCACAACCCCGATCGGAGTGTTTTCCTGATGGCTGAGGTAGACGCTTCAATCTACGGAAAGTTCGTTCAGCCTGATCCCCTCGGGCTGATGAAGGACGTGACGGACCTGTCGTCCGCGATGGAGAGCAACAAGCTCCTCCAGATGCAGGTGCTCGCCAAGCAGCAGCTCGGCAAGGCGGTACAGGAAGCCACCGATCCGGTGACGGGAGCCGTAGATCAGGCCAAACTGTCCGAAATCTTGCGTCGGCCAGAGAATTACGCGGCGGCGGCCGAGGGTGCCACTCTCGGCCTTACCCTGCAGGGTCAGCAGCTGACGAATACCGGTGTCGATCTGGCGAACCAGAAATCCGGTATCGATCTTTCTAACTCTGCATTCGATAATCTAGGAGCGGCATGGGGAGCGCGCCTGTCGAGGACGACCGGACCGGTGAAAGCGGCTGACTTCCAAACCGACGTAGTAGACCTGCTGGCTCAGGGTCGTATTACACCTCAGGTCGCGAAGGCTGTCCTTAATGGAATGCCAGATGACCCAGAAGAACTGAAGGGATGGCTGGCAGGCGGATATCTCCAGACCCTCGGGGTGCCGGGTATGGTGGCTCCGACTACGGCTCCTCCCGGCCCGTCCGGGGCTCCGAGAGCCCAGACGACCGGTCAGGCGGTGTCTCAGTCCCTCGGCGTCACGCAGCCCGCTCCTGTGGCTCCTCCGGGGCCGGGAGAGGTGGCTCCTGCGCCGGCCCCCGGTCCGGGGTACGATGTAGGCCTGTCACCTGGCGCGGCAGCGGCACTCCCCGTCGTGGGTAAGGGAGCAGGCGACGCATCCCTCAGGCTTTCCGCTCTGGCGGCAGAAGTTCCGACACGCAAGGCCATGCTGGATAATATGATGGCCGATGCCGAGGACTTTACTTCTGGTCCGATGTCGGAAGATATCAAGACGTTTACATCCGGAATTAATCAGCTCTTCGGCACTCATATCAATATTGAAGGGGTGGCTGCCCAGGAACGATTCGACAAGATCGCCAACCAGATTGCTCTGCAGCAGTCGGGTGATCTGGGGGTCACTGACCTGACTACGACCACGGCGATGGGAGCTAATCCCAATTCGCGCATGTCTAACCTCGGTATCAAGGGCGTGATTGCCCTGCTGAAGGGTAATGAGGATGCTATCCAGCTCAAACATGAGCTGTGGCAGGACTATCTGGACGGTGGCGGGTCCCCCGAGGACTATTTTTCATGGTCCCGCGACTTTAACAAGAACTTCGACCCCCGCGTCTTCCAGACGGTGTATCTGACCCCGGAGGAACGCCAGGCGATGCTGAAGGGACTGAAACCGTCCGAGATCGCAAGGTTCAAGGAACGCTATAATTTTGCCGTTGAAAAC